GGACGTGGCTCTGTCCAGCGGCGGGGATATGGAGAAGTTCTGGGAGATCCTGGAGGATCGTCTGGAGCTGTGCCATCGTGCGCTGCGTCTGCGGCATGACCACCTGAAGGGAACCGTCTCCGATGTGGCGCCGATCCTCTGGCAGTACGGTGCTCTGGCCAGGCTGAAGAAGGGCGATACCATTGACGAATTGCTGTACAACGGTTACAGCACCATCTCCCTGGGTTATGCCGGCCTGTATGAGTGCGTCAAGTACATGACAGGCAAGTCCCATACGGATGAAGAGGAAGGCATGCCCTTTGGTCTGTCGGTGATGCAGAAGCTGAACGATGCCTGCGCCAAGTGGAAGGCTGCGGAGCATATCGACTACAGCGTCTACGGTACACCCATTGAGTCTGTGACCTACAAGTTTGCCAAGTGTCTGCAGCAGCGCTTCGGGATCATCCCGGAAGTCACCGACCACAATTATATTACCAATTCTTACCATATCAATGTTCGTGAGCCCATCGACGCTTACAGCAAGCTGCGCATCGAAGCTAAGTTCCAGAAGCTTTCCCCGGGCGGAGCCGTCTCCTATGTGGAAGTGCCGAACATGCAGGACAATCTGGAGGCTGTGCTGGATGTAATCCGCTACATCTATGACAACATCATGTATGCGGAGATCAACACGAAGTCAGACTACTGCCAGGTCTGCGGCTACGATGGGGAGATCAGGACCGTGCCGGATGACAGCGGCAAGCTGATATGGGAATGCCCGAACTGCGGCAATGCAGACCAGCATAAGCTGAACGTGGCGCGGCGTACCTGCGGCTACATAGGAACCAATTTCTGGAACGCCGGCCGGACGGAAGAGATTCGCGACCGGGTTCTGCATCTGTGAGGTGCCGATGATCTATCTTGGTGTTGATCCCGGTGCGAAGGGCGGCTTCGCCGCGCTCTTCTGTGGTGCTCCGCCTGCGGTGTTTCCGTGGGACAATGGTGCGTTTGTGGAGAGACTGCTTTAGATACAGGGGCAGGAGGTCTGCGCCTGTGTGGAAAAGGTTGGCGCGATGCCAGGACAAGGCGTTGTTTCCATGTTTAACTTCGGAAAGTCTGCCGGCTTCATCGAAGGCGTGCTGAGCGCTTACCATATTTCATATATCCTGGTACCGCCGCAGCGCTGGAAGAAGGAGTTTGATCTGCATTCGGACAAACAGCAGTCCATCGACGTATGCAAACGGCTGTTTCCGGATGTGAATCTGCTTCCGACACCCCGCTGCAAAAAGCCCTCCGATGGCATGGCGGAGGCGCTGCTGATCGCCGAGTATGCCAGGCGGAATCCGCAGCTTTTTGCCTAATTTCTGTCCACAATCCGCACGATTTATAATGGAATAGAGAACCGAAAAGAGGGATGCGTATTGATTGATTTAACCTCTGCATACACAGGTTTCCGGGTCGTTAAGGACGACGATCCGGTCTTGCCTGCCTTTTATGCAGACTTGGGGACCAATCATTTTGACCTTCTGGAAAACCAGTACCTGGCTATTGTGGATTCCTCCGGCAACACGGTGGACAAATACAAGTGGCAGGACGGAAAACACCGGCCGATCTGGCGCAAACCTATCGAGAGTGCCATCGTCGGCAAGGTCAAGCCAAAGAACGCCGCGCAGTCGTTCGCCATCGACCTGTTGATGGATGAAACCACCACCGTCAAATGCATGTCAGGCTCCTTCGGCTCCGGGAAAACCTTCCTCACCTGTGCCTGCGCCTTCAATCTGCTGCAGAACGGGCGCTTCGATAAGATTATGTGGGTCCGGAACAACATTGAAGTGAAGGACTCCAACCCCATCGGCTATCTGAAGGGTACCTTCTACGACAAGATGAGCGTGTGGGCCATGCCGTTGGCGGATCATATCGGCGGCAGGGAGTACCTGGACATGTACGTACAGCGAGGCATGGTGGAGGTCGAACATCTGGGCTTCCTGCGAGGCCGCGATATCAAGAACTCCATCATCATCTGCACAGAGGCAGAGCATCTGACCCGGGAACACGTCCAGCTATTGCTTGGACGCGTGGCAGACGGTTCCATCCTGATCCTGGAAGGAGATACCCGTCAGATCGATGCCAAAGCCTTCAGACAAGATAACGGTCTGGAGGCGGCGATTAACCGCTTGAAGGGAAATCGCCTCTTTTCCTATGTTCACCTGCAGGAATCTGTCCGCAGCGAGACCGCCAAGCTGGCAGACCTGCTGAATAAAAACTAAAAGGAGAACTGTATGAGCGAAATGCTGACCGAACTCTGTGAAGCCATCGAAATCCCTGCCTCTCCGCTGCCCTCTCCGGATGAGCTTTCCTACTACATCCTGGAAAAGGATCGTAAGATCTATCTGGAAAGTGATATCGGTCAGGACAGCATGGTCCTAGAGCGCATGATCCTTCGCTGGAACATGGAAGACAAAGGCAAGCCCGTGAACGAACGGAAGCCGATCAAGGTCTACATCATGTCCTATGGCGGAGACCTGGATTACATGTGGTCCATCGTTGATACCATCCAGCTTTCCGAAACGCCTGTGATCACCATCAACATGGGTGTTGCGGCATCGGCTGCGGCGCTGATCTTCCTGGCAGGACACGAACGCTGGATGCTTCCCCGGGCCAAAGTGATCATTCACGAGGGCAGCGCGCAGATGGCCGGCGATGCGGTCAAGGTCATGGACGCCACCGAAAGCTACCGTAAGGAGCTGAAGCGGATGAAGGAGTTCATCATGGACCGCACGGAGATCCCGAAGACCATGATGAACAAGAAGCGCAACAACGACTGGACCATCGACGCTGACTACTGCCTGGAGAACAAGGTTACGCACAAGATCGTGCACACGCTTAGCGAAATTCTGTAAGGAGGAACCATTATGCCTGAAGCCCCTGGTTTGAGTTACTGGTTGACTACGACATCCACTGACGACAGCTGGATCAAGAACATGGTCTGGCATACCGACAAGGATCTTATATCTAATGCTGTCAAGCCCAAAGAGCCTTTCACATCCCTGTCCAGTCTTCTGGGCGAGAATGTGACGAAGCGTTTTCCCGCCTACCTGCTGCCTGGAATTAAGAGCGTGATCTTCAACGAGGAGAAGGGCTTTACCACTATCCTCTGGAATGATGACACCTCCACGGTGGTTCATTGCGGAGAAGGCGAAAAGTTTGAACGCTATGAAGGCTTTGTCATGGCGGTTGCCAAGAAGCTCTTCGGCTCTACTTCTGCCGCCAAGAAGATCATGGACGACAACGATGCCCAGCTGCAGAAGGATCTGAAGATCCTCCGGGAAGAAGAGGCGGCGAGAGCGCAGCGGGCGCTCGAAGCCGAAGCGCATCAGAAGCGGGTACAGCGTGAAGCTGCTCGGATCATGCGCGACAAGAAGTTCATGGAAGAAGTTCGTAAGGAGCTGAAGGAGACGTATGGAGAACTGCTGTGAGCAGCTGGAATACCAGGTGATCAAGAACCCTGATCCGGACTTCATAAAGAACCTCAAGAAGCGTCTGAAGTCCAACAACGGCTACTGCCTGACGCAGCAGGAGAAAACCCCCGACACCAAGTGTCCGTGCAAGTATCACCGGGAAACCGGTGATTGCTTGTGCGGCATGTGGATACGCATTTAAAGGAGGAGCTTATGAACATCGTAGGCAACTTTCAGAAGGTAAGCGTTGAAGAATATCTCCGCGCTAACGCTGATGCCAACATGACAGAAGAAGCGCTGCGCGAAGAGTATGACCGGATCATCCTGCCACGCCGCATGACCAATATCGCGGCAGGCTATGACTTCTATCTGCCCCGCAGCGTGGACGTAACGCCCGGGGAAATCAGCCGCTGGATCTATACCGGGATCAAGGTGTATATGGACCCCGAATGGGCACTGTTCCTGTTCCCGCGTTCCGGCAAAGGCTTCAGCCATGGGTTGGGTCTGGCGAACACGGTAGGCGTCATCGATCCTGACTATGCGAAAGCGGATAACGAGGGGCATATCGCCGCGCGTCTGACCACCATGAAGCCCATTCATCTGGAAGCGGGAGACCGATTCATGCAGGGCGTCTTTGTACGTACCGGTCTGGCCATCGCCGATCTGTCCGCTGGCGGCGAACGCACTGGCGGCTTCGGTTCTACGGGGGTGTAAGTATGGATACGATGAATGATCAGGAAATTCTGAAAAGGATCGCTGAAATCCAGAGTGAACAGCAGGACGATCCGGTGAACCATCCTTCCCATTACACCTATGGGAAGATCGAGTGCCTGGACTATATCGAGGACAAGGGCTTTGGTTTCAACCTGGGCAACGCGGTGAAGTATATCACCCGTGCCGGGCATAAGAAGGACGCCGTGGAAGACCTGAAGAAAGCTGTTTTCTATATCAATCGAGAGATCAGAAATCTGGAGGCAAAATCATGAGTCATTTTCGTGTAGCCGTGTTTTCCAACGATCCGAGAAGCAGTGCATTTGAAGAACTGCTGGCGCCTTACAGCGAGACGGACGAAAACTACTTTGAGTTTGAACCGATCGAAGAAGAAAGCCTGGACTGGAACCGGAAGTTTTACGATGAGCACAAGCCCTATCCAACCTTCGAAGAATATATGACCCATGAAGGATACATCAACGATCCCGATTCCGGCGAGCTTGGATATATGCACAATCCAAACGCCAAATGGGACTACTATACCCTGAACGGCGGAGACTTCCAGTTTGAATTTCGGAATGGCCATCATTATGACGAGGAAGGCCATGCCAAAAAGAACGATTTCGAATACCGGCAGGCTGTCAACCTTCGGACAAAAGAGAAGGAATGGAAGGAAAAGAAAGCGCTGGTCGATTCCTTTGAACCGGGAGACGATAAAAGCCTGGAACAGATCGCAGAATACGAGGATGCCAAGCGTTTCATTGACTATCATCCAGTGCTGGGAGACTATCTGATCGACTGCGTATGGGACTATCCGTACGCTTTTATTACGCCTGACGGGGTCTGGCATTCTCCCGGAACGGTCGGCTGGTTTGCTTTCTCAGACGACTCGCCGGAGAGCAGACAGAAGTACCTGCAGGAATGGATCAACTGGATCCAGTCCAGCGAAAACCCGTATGTGAACTTTGTTGACTGTCATATTTAAAGGAGAATGCTATGATTTTGTTTCTTATCGCCATGCTTTCGATGATCTTCCTCTTCTCTCTGCCGCTGCTGATCGAGCGGCAGAGAGACCGCAGGATCCTCCGGACCATTCTGATTCCGCTGACTGTCATCCTGCTGATCGCTTCTCTCATCGTCACGATTCCAACCGGCTTTGTCGGCATTCCTGTGATGTTTGGGCGCGTCCAGAACGAAAGCATGGATGCAGGTCTGCATCTGACGCCGCCCTGGGTTTCCGTGGTGAAGATGGACAACCGGGAACAGCGCATACAGTTCTCAACGGCTGCCTTCTCCAAGGATATCCAGGAGGTCCGGCTGAGCGGCTCCGTCAACATCATGCTTGCCAAGGCAGCTGCGCCGGATCTGTACAGCAATGTTGGCACACGGTACACGGATACGCTGGTGATGCCGCAGATCATGGAGTCTTTGAAGAGTTCTGTCAGCAAGCGCTCTGCGGAAGAGTTGATCGCCGACAGGGACGCGCTTTCCACCAGCGTCAAGCTGGATCTGGAAGCGGCGCTGACTTCTTACGGTATCACGGTGACCAGCGTCGCCATTGAAGACATCGATTTCACCGATAGCTATACAGACGCCGTTGAGGCAAAACAGGTAGCTGCACAGGAACTGCTCCGAGCTACCACCCTGCAGAACCAGATGACCATGGAAGCCCAGAATGCTGCCGAGCGGACGAAGATCGCCGCAGAAGCGGAAGCTGCTGTTGCCAGAACCAAGGCAGACGCCGAAGCCTACGCCATCGCGGCGAAGGCGAAGGCAGAAGCCGAGGCCAACAAAGCCATCGAAGAAAGTCTGACCATGGATATTCTGCAGTATATGCTGGTCAACCGCTGGGATGGCAAGCTGCCAAGCTTCTATACGGGTGACGGCATCGGCATCCCGGAGATCCAGCTGAACATGGAGTGATCATATGGAAACCTGCTGCGACTACACAGACGCCATGTCTTATATGGAAGTTTCCACGGACGAGCGGAGAATGATCAACCGTCTGCTGAAGATCGCTGAGGCGCATCCGGACGAAGTTAAGATCCTTGCGCGTCCGGAGGAAAACGACGGCTGTCTTTATGTCCAATGTCCGAAGAGTTATCTCAAAATTTCTCCGCCAACGCGCCGAACGCTCACAGATGAACAACGGGAGGCCCAGAGACAGAGGCTCCTGGCGCTTCGGAAAACCAGTTAAATAAACGGGATCGGCGATAAGCCGGTCCTCATTGTCGGATGGTGTAACGGCAACACAGCGGACTTTGACTCCGCTATTGAAGGTTCGAGTCCTTCTCCGACAGCTTCTTTTTACGGAGGGATACCAATGACCAGAGTGTTTCTGACGGGAGATAAGCACTGCAACTTCCAGTCTCCTGATGACTATCAGAAAATCAAAGCCTTTTGCGAACAGTTTCAGACAACGCTGAACGATTACATGATCGTGCTGGGAGATCATGGCATTCATTATGATGACGGATGGAGCGACTATCACGCGAAAAAGAAACTCAGCAAATATCCAATCAACTTCATCATGGTCCGTGGCAATCACGACATGCGGCCTAATGATGGGTGGAAGCATATTGGCATCAACGCAGGAGATGGCGCCGTTGTCGGCACCTTCATCGAAGATCCGGAGTTCAACAACATTCTGTATACTACAGAATACGGCTGGTATAAGTTCGCAGGCAGAAGTTGCTTTGTTATCGGCGGTGCTTACAGCGCGGATAAATACTATCGGCTGGAACAGCAG